AAACATTGTCCTCGGAAATACATTTGTACGGCAAATCAATCAGCGGACACATGCTATTGCCGGCAAGAGATACTGCGTTCATTTTGACGGTTGCACTGACGATTACGATGTCACCAATCGTCTTATATGTACAGTTTGCACTTTTGATTTTATCCACAACGGTTGAATAAGGTGTAAGTGTTGATGTTCCGCTTTCAATATTTGACGAATCGTATTTAGTTGCCAAGGCGGTTTTATCGGCTTTAACAAGCAGAGCGCTGTAAACCGTACCGCTTGTGAGATAACACGGGCTGTTATTTTTGGGCTCGCTGTCGAACGGCATTGAATTGAGCTTTTGGGCAAGTTTTTGGTCTGTTCTTTCCTTCGTATATGCGTCCGTAATTCCGTACCCTGCGAGAGTATTGGCTTTATCAGCTTTTTTTGCAAGATTTGCGTCGGCCGTATCAAGCCTTGCTCCAAGCGAATTAGAACTGCCTCTTGCCGTGGCTATTTCGGATTCAAGTGCAATTGCTCCGTTTGTAGCCTGTTCAATTCCATCATCCATATGGTTGAGGTTGTCGGCAGTCAGCGGAGTTGCTGTTGAGGGAGTGTTTTCCCAGTTAATTCGTGTGTATTTGTTCAATTTTTTATTCTCCTTTCGCTGTGATTTTGTCTGTGAGTGCCTGTATGCCTGTAAGCTCTCTTGACAGCACATATGATGTCACGGTTGCGGTTTGCGGAGTGCCGTCAGCGTTATAGGCATAGTTGCCGTCAGCGTCGGTAACATAGTATTTGATTTGCACCATATCGCCCGGCTCAACCCACAATCTGCCGTCAAGGGTTGCCTCGATAGGCTTATAAATTTTATGGTGTATTCGCTTGCCCGTATCGCCTGAAAACAGATTTTCAAACTTGTGTATCCACGCACCGCCTGCATTATCGTTTTCCTGCCATACAAGAATGTTGTCTGTCATATCATAGGTTTTACCGCTTAAAAACTTGTAGCTACGCACCTTTGCGGTTCGTGTAGAACCTCCGATTGCAAAGTCAACAGTCCCGTATGTACCACTTGATTTTTCGTCAGCGTTGAATGCCTCGTAAAAGTCATATTTTTCTGCTTTTGTTGTATCGGTTTCAAGGTTGACAAAAACAATGTTACCGCCTTTTCGGTTATCGGGTTTAACAAAAGCAAACACACCGAGCATTTCCGCTGTATAATTAAGCAATTGACCGTAATTAACCTTTTCGGAATCATCAAGCCATACTTTGTTAAAAATTTTCATATTCTTAACAGTCAGATTCTCAACCTTGTTGATAACCTCGTTAAGTAAACGGTCGGATAAAAAATGGGCATCAGGTTGACCGCATAGGTTAATAAATTTTTCAGAAACCATTGCCAACAGTGCATAGACCGAAGTACTGTTAGAATTGTTATTCCAGAGCTTTTGCAGAGCGTTTGTACAGTCGGTTTCATAAAGCTGTGAAATCACATCATAGGCGGTTATGCTGATTTTGTTCTGATCCGTTTTATTGACCTCGGCTTTGTCAATCATACCGTTAAAAATGCACCACGACTTTGTTGTCACGGCTTCGCCCGGATAGAGTGTGTCACTCGGATATAATGAACTGCTCGGCAGTATCGGAGAGCCTGACGGAAAAGTTTGTGTCAGCTTAACTAAAATCCAACAACCGACAAGTTTTGAAACATCAAAAGTTCTGTCAACGGTGTTCAGCAATCCGATTTTAAATTCGGAAGCAATGCAACCGCCGAACTTCAACTTATTTTCGTCACAAATCGACTGTTTAAGGCCCATACTTTCGCTTTCAATGTTGGTTTCGGTGATGACATCAAACTTGCTGTCAGATGAAAAGATTTCGAGCTTGTTTGAAATCAGCTCGTTAATAATTTTCTGCTTATGCGTACTTGAAACGGATAGCAATCTGTCACCCCCTTAATACTCAATAAAAGTGAAAGTCACGGCATTGTATATGATGTTGTTTTTGGTGATTTTCTTAACCTGATAGGTGATGTCGGGCATATAGGCGGTCATTGTGCGATATGCAAGAAGTTCATCGTCCCAATACTCGACACGGATTTTACGCTGTTGAGAGTTATCCCACGAACTATTCAAAGCACTTCTAATCGACTGCATTTGTGCAAGGGTGAGTTCATCAACGGTTGTAAACTCAATTTTCGACTTGTAATTTGGCGAAGTTGTTCGGTGCAGAAGATTGTTGCTGTCACGGTATGCCTTGATTTCGGTTCTCTGGAGCGGAGTGCCGTTGTAGTTGTCCTTTGCAATGAGTTTGTGCGGAAACAGCTTACCGCTCTTAGGGAACCTTATTAAATAACCTTTAAAATTTGCCATGTCATCATCTCCTAATCTAACGCACCGACACCGTGACGCTTTTTGACTGCGTTGTTGCGTTTTACAATGTTGTTAAAAATCACTTCGCCGTCAAGATTTACAGTAAGGTTAATGTCACCGCTGTCACCTGTTGAGCCTATTTCTGCCATAGCCTCAATAAGTGCCTGTTTGATAGTTGAGATCGGCGAAACAACCTCAGCCTCACGCTTGTTATCACCGAGAACAGCCAAGAACTCGCCGTAATTTGCCGGAACAACCGTTCCTGTGGCAAGTCGGGGAACTGTAATGTTAGGCAGTCCGACATTGCCGTTTACACTTCCTAACGCTTCATAAGCAATCTTTGCCGCTGTACTCATTCCGCCTGAAATAGCACTGCCAAGGCTGTTGAACGGATCTATAAAGTTGTTTAAGAAGTTCTGAACAACACCTAAAAATCCGTTCATAGGCTTTTTTACAGCACTCTTGATACCCTCAAAAGCATTTGAGAAAACGCTTGAAATCGGATTGATATGTGTTGAAATAAAGCTAAGCAGTCTTGCAAGCGGATTTTTCAAGGCATATATTCTGTCACGAATGCCGTTTGCAAGGCCTTGAACCGTGTAACCGCCTCTTTCATACATTTCTGTTGACGGGGAATGAATTCCCATCGTGGTATCATATTCTGAAAGCACAGTAGAAGCAAGACCGTGACTGTTTTTGACAAGCGCACCTTCGTATGCTTCTGTACCCTCAACAAGACCAAGGACCGTGTTTTTACCCGTATCTTTTGCGGCTTTTTGCAAATTGTTCAAGGATTTCCATTGAGATTTTTGAATTTGCTCTGTGTTAATCATTCCTGCGTTGTAAGCCATAAGAACAGCGGCGGCATCCGAATATTCGCCCTTAACTACCTTTTGTACATCCAAAAGATCATCACTGGTCATCGTGAGCTTATTTAAGGCGGCAATTGTCTTATTTACAGAAGATGTAGTACCTTCCAGTGACTTTGTTTTGCTCTGAATATTCTCGAAGTATTCAATGCCCTCTTTCCATAAAGCGTCGTTTTTAGCACCGCCACCAAAATAGTAATTTTCAAGAGCCTGCATACTTTTGCCGTTTTTCTCAAGCCATTTTTTTAGTTTTTTCTGTTCGTTTTCAAGGTCTTTCTTCTTGCTGTTATAATCCGACTTTGCACTGTTGTATTCTTTTGATGCAAGAATTCTTTCTTTGCTGTTTTCAGAAGATAATTCAGCTAATGCGGCACTATTTGCAAGCTGTTGGTATTTATCAATTGTATTGTCAATTGCATTACGAACTTCGCTTAAATCGCCGTTCAAGTGCAACTTGCCGTCACTACTGATTGACACATAGTTATTCCAAATGTCGCTAAAGCCGTCAACATTGCTTTTAAAATATGTAACAATAGTTTGTAACTGTGCCTGCTCTTCAGGAGTAAGCGTAGCTTTCTGCAGAAGTTCATCAAGTTTCTGTTGGTAACTGTCAACAAGTGTATTGTCTGCATACAAGCTGTCCATTCGTTCAAGAGTGTCTGACAAATTATCCTCAATACCTTGCGTAGTTGTATCAAGCCTTGATTTTATACCGTCAATTTCATCAGCAAATTTTTTAGCTTCGGAATTATTCCAAACAAGCTGATTATATACAGTAACTGCAGTCACAAGTCCGGTGATGGCACCGGCAACGGCTAAGATTGGATTTGCAGAAACAGTTGTCAAAAATAACTTTATAGCATTTTTGACTTTGTCAATTCCGCTTGCAATCGCTTGTCCTGCCTTGAAAACAACAACAGCTGTACCAACTGCAGTAATGCCGCCTGCGATAGCGTACAAGGTTTTGTCACTAATAGATTTAACTATTTTGCTTAACAGTTTCAACGCTCCTGCAAGGGCTTCTACAAGTTTCGGAACTGCTTCTTCAATTGTCCATTTTGCAAGTGGGAGAAGAATATTCTTGTATGCCTGTTTCAGCTTATCTCCGCAGGCTTTGAGCAAATCCCTGAACGCCTGTCCGAGGTCGGCAACAGCTGATACAAGCGGTGACAAATCAAGACTTTCAAGCCATTCAAGGCGAATCTCTGACATATCGCTCAAAAAACCTGTGATATCTTCAACAATGCCAAGGATTGCTTCCCAAATCTTTTTGCCCGATTCATTTTTGTCCCAAGCCTGTTTGATTTTAGTCCGCAGAGTTTTGGTGTAGTTGTTGCAGTTTTTGATGATATTCAGAATATTAGTCCAAATTCTCTCACCAGTGCCGTTATTCCAAACTTTGCGAAAATCCTCTGCAATCGTATTTACAAGTTCAAGCAAGCTGTCCCATTTGTCGATAATGGATTGCACAACCTCATCACCAAGTCCTGCCTTATTCCAAGCCTTTGTAAACGCTCCCGAAATATCACCGATGATATCAAAAACATTTTTCAAAAGCTGTTTGATGTTTCCGATAATCTTTTCGCCTGTGCCGTTTTTCCACACTCTCTTCCACGATTCGCTGATTGAAACAAAAGCATTTTTCAGATTATTCAAGGCTCTTTTAATGCTGTCAAAAACCTTGTTTGTACGCTTTTCAATCGCTGTTGCGGCAGTATCAAGTGCGTTAACTGCGGCTTTAGAAGATTTCTTTGTGGGGCTGTTTACTGCTGTGCTGTCATCTGACGAACTGTTTTCAAGGCTCATCACATTGAGCCTGTCAAATCCTTGAAGATTGTCTTTAATTTCCTTTGTCTTTTTCGATGTTGTGGCAAGTGCAGAGTTTGCACTCTTTGTTTCATCGGCGAGGTCTGTCATTTCAGAGCTTGCGGAATTTGCGGAATTGTCAGTTGCAGATGAATAGCCGAAAACCTGTTCCGTAAAGCTTTTGAATTTTTCCGTTGCAACATCTAATTTTTCGATAAAGGAATTAAGATTTTTCAACAGCGGAGAAAACACATTGATAAGTCCCTGACCGAGTGTAGCTTTCAGGCTGTCAAGTCGGAGCTGTAAAATTCTTGTCTGATTCGCCCAACTGTCCTGCGTTCGGGCAAAGTCACCCGTCGCATTGGCAAGCTGGTCTTGCACAAACTTGTAACGCAATGTTACTTTTTCGGCTTCGGTCATTTTGGCTGTGGTTTTGCCGTAACCGTTTGCAAGGGCATAGCTGTCAAGCGCAGTCTGTGTCATTACGATGCCTAAATCTTTTAAAGTTTCGGTTTCGCCCGAAAATACTGATTTAAGTTTTGTATAGGCTTCGTCCTGTCTGATGTTGTAGAATGAAGCAACATCGCCTGCAAGTCCTGTCAGCGTGGTTGACATATCATAGGCTTCTTTCTCTGTAAAACCGAAAGCCTCAGCCATTGAGCCGAAAGTACCGACATACCGCTTTGCCATTGTTTCGGACAAACCAAAAGAATTAGCTGCACTTTTTGCCCACTTGTCAACCTGTTTGGTCATTGCCGGAAAAGTAACATCAACAACATTCTGCACCTCCGCAAGGTCAGAACCAAGCTCAATGCACTCTTTGCCGAAATTTGTAATTGCATAAGTGCTGAAAGCAACAGCGGCAGTCTTTGCAAAGGTCTTAAGCTGATTTTTTACCCTTTCGATTGATTTGGTAACAGTAGTATTAACCTGTGCCAAACCGCCGTTAAAACCCGATGTATCAAGTTTCGTGTCAAAATTCAGATAACCGTCAACCGCCAAATTTTCACATCCTTTCATTTAAAAATGGGCATAAAAACAGCGCACACCGTTATGATGTACGCTAATAAAATTTTGCAAAAGAACAGCCACCCCCGTTTGGAGTGGCTTTTTGTTTTAGTTTGATTTGCTTGAAACAGCGTTGTACATTTTCACCTCAGACAAAATCGACATATTTAGCGTCAACGATAATTACACTGCCATCAGAATAGTAAGTAGATTTTACTTCTCTTATTGTTCCATAAATTTCTACTTTTTGATTTCTTTCGTAATATTCAGCGTCACCGTGTACATCTATAAGATTTCCGCTTTTATCTTTCAGCACGAACCAAGTTCCGTCATCTTTACAAAGGGCAGAAACTGTACCTGTAAATTTACAGTACATACCTTCGTATCTGTCAGGAGCAAAAAGAACATCATCATAATCGTACTCGTCACAAAGCTCTTTGTAAGTTGCTTCTCGTTCGGCAGGTGACATTGTAGTTGTTTTCTGAAATGTTGTAGGAACTTCCGTTGTTTCTACTTCTGTTGTTTCTTCAAAATCATCATCTAATAACGAACTGCTTTCCGCTGTTGTACCGCAGCCAACAAGCGATACTGCAAAAACTGCGGTTAATGCTAACGCTATGAGTTTTTTCATCATTCATCCTCCTAAATGTTAAAACAATATAGTTTTTACTTAATCATACACTAACATTTAGGGAATGTCAACAATATGTGATACGATACTACACTACACAAGCGAATTTATGAAGTCAAGTTCTTCTTTATCTTCTGCTGTGAGTTTGGGCTTTAGGTCGATAAGTTCTTTATGTTCGCTGTAAAAATCCCGTTCGGTTTTGTCGAGCTTCTTATGCTTTGCCTTTTTGGTGCGAATTGACATAACCTGTGTAAATAAGCCGTCACCCACTTCATTGAACAAGCCTAAAAAAGTCCACCAGTGCATATAATCGACTGTGCGTGTTTCCACTCCTGCAACCTTATTGAGAGCAGGGAAGATTATATGTCCGTCCTGTTCCCAATCAAGCACACGAACGGGGAGCTGTTTGCCCTGTGGAATATCTCCGCCGTCAAGATACCAAGTTGCCCTGTCAAGTGCCTTTTGGTAATTTTCGGGAATCTCCTTGTAAAGGCACTCGACACACACTCGGCATTTTTCAAAATCGTTCAGATCATCGTCTGCATAGGCTTTGAAAATCAGCAGAGCAACACGGAAGTCGGAATTGATTTCGTAGTTTCTGCCGTCAACCTCAAGGCTTTTCGGCAGTAATTCAATCACTTTTTCACCTGTGAAGTGTATTTGCCGACTTTCTTATTGGAAATTTTCTGTGCCGATTCAAAATCAGCCTGCATAACAGGAATAAGCACTTCAAGGAAGTTTTCAAAAATCGGCTTACCGCCCGCAAGTGAAAGACAGTTAATTTCACCAAAGGCAACCGTGCAGACATCCGAACCGAAAATGTAGTTAATCTGTTCTCTGATGTCCTTGTCGCACTCGGTGATAAGCTGAATTGCGTCTGTGTTTTCAGCTTTTTCAGCGTTTTCATACTTCTTCTGAATCTGCTCAATATTCTTGACTGCCTCGTTGAGCCTTGCAAGAATGCCCACATCCGCGGTATTGATACGGATTACTGCGTTTTCGTCATCGCCAATCTGATACTCCTTGTAACCTCTGTCAAAAACAAGTTTCTGCATAAATCAATCCCTCCCCAAAGATTAAACCGTTGCGGTAAAGGTCGGCACTTTCTTCTCAATTGTAGCCGTACCCTGCTGTCTGTCGCCGTTGAATGCGATGTTGAACGGAATGTTCACACCACCCTGAGCACCGCCGTAGGACTGTGGCTTTACGATACAGGTTTCAGTCCAAGCGTCATACGGACCTGTCTTTTTGTCTACTAAAACTTCAAGAATTGCAGTCTTGCAGTCGTCGCCTGTAAGGCGATTCATTGCAATATCCTTAATCTTTTCATAGATTGCATCGCCTGTATTTGCGTAATAAGTGTCTGCGTCGATTGACGGTTCATAGCCGTTATCGTTTACAACGGTTTCGTCAAGAATGTTCTTGACTGTTTCTGTGTCGGGGTTGAGTTCAACGGACATATCCTCGATGTCACGACCAATCAAGAACCACTTAGGGGTTTCGCCTGTGCCGAACGAAGCGTCAATGTAGTGCATAAGATAACTTCTTTTGAGTTTACCGATATCGGGTGTTGTTGCCATAATTAAAATTCCTCACTTTCGATTTTGTAATCTGCGGTAATCTGTAACTGATACATTACATTACCAATTAAATTGCTGTCGGGTATGTCATAAAGCATACCGTTTGAACAGGTTATTTTTGTGAGCGTACCTGCAAGCTCATTGTCGCCAACCGTTACGGTCAGCGTTTGCCCCTTTGCCTGTTTTTCAAGCCACAGCTGTAACTCGTTAATAAGTCCGCTGTTGGCAAGTCGGTCATAGTCATTAACCGACTGATAAACAGCGTACAAGATGAATGTGTGCTGTCGCTCCTGATTGCCGAGAACATCGGATTTAATCAGTGTGTCGCCTGTCGGAGATAAGCCGTAGCTGTCGGTGTCGGGGGTTGTGTAGTCAATGTGCAGGACATCGTTCAGCTTTGGAAAGCTCATCACTATGCTCCGCATAAGTTCAATTATGTTCATTCTGCCGTGCCTCCTGCCACTTTTGCAGCACCCTGTAAAATCTCTTTTTTACGGTCGGCTTTCATTCGTTCAAACCACATCTTACCGGCAAGAGGGTGCTTTGCCCGAGAATAAACAAGCATTTTGCCTGTGGGGTGTTTCTTCTGTCCTTTAGGGCTGAAATAGCCCACAATATCACCGTTTTTCTTAATCGGGATATTAGGACCGTAAACCTTGCCGTAGTAGAGATACCTCGCATACGGTGTGTTCTGATGAATTTCGCCCGAGCCTATAACCGTTGAGAGGGTTGCCGACTTTTCAAGCACGCCGTTTCTGAACGGTGTATAGGGTTTCATCAATCGTAAAACCGTGCTGTCAACATACTTTTGCACCTTTAACACATCGGCATTTTTGCGGACTGCAAACTTTTTATCCCAGAGGAAACCTGCCGTACCGTTTTTTGACTTGATGACAAAATCGGGCGGTTGAACAATCTTCATGCAATCACCTCGCCGAAATTTTGATGTGCTGTAAATCGGTTACGCCGTAGAGCTTTTCATCAATCGACATAACCGCATAGCACCTGTGTTTTTGCTTTAGCGTTTTAAGGCTCTGTGACATGCTCTGAGGGTTTGAATTATCAAAGGTAAAATTACTCTCGCCTTTAATAATAATGTCCTGTGCGCTGTTCTGAGGAGTGCATAGCTGACCTGCAAAAAGGTTTTCGCTCGGCTTTAAAAAGCCGGGCAAAAGCCCTGCGGATTCAATCGGAATATACACCGTCACGCTGTCAGCGTTCTGCATTCCGCTTTTAAGCACATTGCGAGCCTTGTTCTCCTGCCAATGACATTCGGGAATGAAATATCGGTCATAGCCCGAGCCGTTGAATCTGTAAATTGTGCAGGAGCTTTCAGGGGTAATAATCATCTGCGACCACCTCTGTACAGTAAATCGGTGTCGGCAAGATACTTGTAAATTGTGTGTCTGACAGCCTTTTTATGAGCGGTTTTACGCTCTTCTTCGGACACATAGCTTACGGATTCATCACCGACGCTTGCAGATGAAATTCCTGAATTTGCAAACTGCTTTTCATCGTTATATATAAGCTCTGCAAGCTCACAACAGCAGAGTTTTACGCTTTCGGGAATATTGTTCCCGTCAACATTTTCGCCTGTGTATGCCTTAATGAGCAGGGTTGCAGAGCGTGCATAATAATCAAAGGCGGAAACTATGACCGCCTTTCTGCCACAGAGATATTCAGAAATGTAATAGCCTTCATCGGCATAAGCGGTCATAGTAACACTCCTTTAAGCCTCTACGGCTGAATGGCAGTAGATACCTGCCTTTTTATTCTCGTAAACATCGGCAATACCGACCATACGATAACCAAACTTCCAACCGTCAGAACTCTGATTAACTGACGGCTCAATAACCTTTGTGTCAAGGTGCTTTGTGAACTGAATCGGAGCAGAGCCGTGAATAATCATAAAGTTGATATTCTTGCCCGAAGTCGCCTTTTTGTAACCGCCCTTTTCCTTGCTTGAGGATGTGCCGTCAAGCTGTTCAATTGCTGTATAGAATCTTGACTGCGGCACAAGTGTGGTATCTGCAAAACGGCTGAGAACCTCCCTTGACTTTGTTGTGTCAAGGTCCTGCACAAGACCGTAAAGCGGTGATGTGATGAAAAGGTGTCTGTTCTCGAAAGGAACTTCGTCCTCATCCATTTTTGTTGAGGCTGTGCGGAGAGCCTTTACAACCTCTTCGCCTGTTGTGAGAGTTGCACTCACGGAAGAAATACCGCTTGTACCGGCATACTTTGCAAAGCGGAAAGCGTCAAGCTCGGGAACAACCTTTGTGCGGATAAACTCGCCCGAAAGTCTGCCGAATGCAATGCCTGCCGTTTCTGCATTATCCATTGTGTCAACCGTGAACATTCTGCCACGGTCAAAGTTACATTTCACGGTTTCGTTCGTAAGCTCAACATCGCCGTCAACATAACCGCTGTTGCGTGAGTAGTCTGCAAGACCGTCCATTGTGAGCATCGGAATGATAAGCTCGTTTGCGTTAGCGCCCTGTGTTGCAAGGTCTGACGCACCGTCAATTTTGCTTGTGAGTGCCGACTGCTTATAGACCTCATCAAGCAACGCTGTGTACTGTTTAAAAAGTGCAATTGTGTTTGCCATAATAAAATCACCTCATAGATTTAATAAAATTATTTCTTTTCGGCAGAAAGTCCCATAGCCGCACGCATTGACGCAAGCGGATTTGAGCCTGTACCGCCGTTACCTGTATCGGTTGCACCGACAGGATTCTGAAAAGGCTCATCAGAACCGAACATATAGCCGTTTTCGGACTTAACCTGTTCGAGAGCCTTTTTGATGTCATCTGCCTGATTTTTAGATGTTTTCAGATTTTCAAGGTCAAGCAGAGCCTTGACAGCCTTTGCATTTTTCGCACCGCTCTTTGAAACAGCGGTGTCAAGAACAGAGTTAAACTCCATATCGGCGATTTTTATCTGATACTCGTTTTCCTTTGTTTCAAGTTCGCCGTTGAGCTTTTTGATTTCGCCCTTGAGCTCGTCCACATTGACACCCTCAAACTTTTTGAGTGCAGTCTGTGCAGTTTCAAGCTGTGACTTGTAGTTGTCCCTTGATGTGCGGAGCTTTTCAACCTCTGACACGGTTTTGTAATTATCCGCAAAGGCTTTTTCAAAGTCAGCCTTTTTATCTTCGGGAACTGTAAAGCCGATTTCGGAGAGAAGTGTGTGTATATTCTTCATAGTAAATCCTTTCTGCATAGCTTTTATTCCGCTTTGCCTGCGGTAGAAATTCAGCCGTTATAACCTACGACAGGGTAAAATAAAAGCACCTTACATATTCGTAAAGTGCTTAATCCGCTTTTTCTGTTTTTTCTGTTTTAACTGCTTTGGTTCTCGGCTTTTTGGGAGCGTCAGACTTGACCTCTTCTGCAAAACCGCCGTTAATGAGTTCCTTTGCTCTCTGCTCGGAGCATTCAAAAACTTCATTCACAGGTCGGGTTACATAGCCGTTCTGCCTGTCGTTAAATGCTGTTGTTACTCTGATTTTCATATTCTCACCTCCTAAAAATGGGTATAAAAATACCGCCCTCACTCTGTGGGAGCGGTTTTTTTAATTAGTAACAGGTTTCAAGTGCAGTTAATGGAACTATTTTCATTTCATAAACATCTTTATCGTTTTCCAAGCACTTGTTTATGGCTTCAACAATTTTGTTTTCAAATGTTGCTCTGTCAAATTCATATTCAAAATAGAAATCAGGAAAAGAGTCTTCACCGAAAACTTTTTCATATTTTTTTATGGCATTTTCGGTACTGTTCTGATATTCAAGATTTTCGTGTACACTCATACTATTTCAACTCCTTCATAATATTCAAAAAGCTACTATAACTATTGGGAAGATTTTTTTTTACATATTCAAGCTCCAAGCCTCCGCAGGTTTCTGCGCTCATTATATTAGCCCACATTTCGGATGCTGTTTCATAATCTCTTACAATAGACTTTACTTTTGCTTGATTACTTGCATCATAACCTAAGTTTATGTATACCTTTTGTACATCTTTTTCTATTTTTAATTGTTTAAAAGAAGAATATATGCTGTTATAATAGCTATCTTTATGTTGCCATTTCATTTTTGTGCGTTTAGTGCCAAACATTCCGCATAGTGCATCTTGAACTCCTGCACTGGCAGATGAACTAAATAAATCATCCCTAAAGGTACTATCAAAGATTTTTGTGCTTAAAGCACTTTTATCTTTTCGTAATGCTTTTAGAAATTCATCACTTATACTGGCTGTATTTTTTATCAAATTATTAGATAATTTTACACTTTGTTTTATAGCGTCAATTTCTCTAAAATTAAGGTTTTTAAATACACCAACATAATCAATAAAATGCCCGTACTCGTGTGATAATGTGCTGAATTTACTTCTACCGTCAGCTAGTTGGTTTTTATCGGGATATCCATAACTTATTTCTTTTAAGTCAGAACGATAACAACTTTCAGACGGTTTGTATTTTACACTGTTCAGTTGAGAAGAATAATTTTTATAGGCTCTTTTGATATTGTTGTTTGAATTATTATTCAACAAATCAAGAAATTCTTTTGTATCTTGAATAGTCGGACTGGAGTTTGCAATAATTGAAATATTATTTGCATCAACAGTAGTCGTCTTCTTATTAATTATACCACTTTCAGCGGATTTTGCAACCTTATCATCCGAAATCTTGTTGACATTCCCTGCTTTTTTCGGGAGTTTTGAGCCTAAAGCATTTTTGCCGTTTACGGTTACTCTTTCCCATTGCTGAGGCAACCCCATAGCTTTGGAAAACTTTACATATTCATCCTGTCGCTGAAAGTATTTTGCCTTTGCGCCTGTGATTGTGTCGTCATCGGCACCGCCCTGTGTGAGCAATTCAATCTTCTGTCGGTCGGCACGCATTGCAGTTTCAAGCTGTCTTTGCCTCTGCTGTGCCTCATATGCCGTATATGTTTTGCCGTTATACTCTTTCGGGGTGTTCTCCTCCTCGTTCATACGGTCAAGTTCTTCTTCGCTGTATGTCGGGGTATCAATGCCCTTGATAAACGGCGAATAGCTGTGGTAGCAGTTCGCACCGCAAAGACCTGTGACTGTTCCCAATCCGCAGACGGTTTCAAGCTCCTTTTTGCTGTACACTCTGCCCTGCCACACCTGATGTGTCGGTCTTGCACCACGGTGATAGCTGACCTCGAAATATTCCGTGCCGAGCTGTTCGGCGTTGTCCTCGTTGACCTTTGCAACAACCTGATTAAAGCCTGTCATCAACGCCCTGCGTGCCGCCACATCAACACGATTGCTCCAACCGCTTGAATATTCAACGGAACGCAGTCCACTGTCAGTCATAGTCTTGACAACCCTTTTCAGCACGGTATTGTAATCAAAAGCACCGCTTGCAATCTGCATAAGTCCGTTGTCAAGAGAGCGTTGGTAAAAGTCTGCAAGCGGAGTAAATGACAGCGTATTGTCGGCATTTCTCACGGCGAATCCGAGTGAGCCTGTAATGTTCTTGTACTCCGATTTTGTCTGATTTTTGACCGCCTTTACAAGTTGTTGCAACTGTTTATTTTCTGCATAAGGAATATACTCTTTGCCCTTGCTTGTATAAAGCTCCTCATTTCTTGCATATCCCGATTTCACGACTTCGTCATAGATTCTGTCGATTTCATCGTCAGACACATTGAGCGTGCTTTGAATAAGATTATTGATTTCGTCCTTGCCGGCACCGAGTTCGTAGAGCCTGTTAATCTGCCAATCGGCGGCGGAGGTTATCTCCTCACCGTTAGCTTTCAAACGCTCCGTAAGGTCGGACATAATGTTCAATTGCAAACTACGATACAACTGTTCCATAGCCGAGGGCAAAGCCTCAATTTCAGTCGGAGTGAACATTATTCGATAACCTCAGAGGACTGCGGAAGATTCTTTTTCGCTGTCTTTTCGTCTTCTCCATACCACTTCATACGGTACTCATCAGGTCGCATAATACCGAGGTTCAAATCCTGAATATCCTGCTTGCGTTCGGTTTCTTCGTCAGTCAAAATACTGTCCTTAAAATCACACACAAACGAATAACCGCTTGTTGTCAGCGAATTGTAAAAGGCCAGAGCATACACCAAATCATCAAGGCAATAGCGAAGTTGTTTCTGAATTGCCGACACGGTGTTGTATTTCCTGTCCTTTGCTGACTTAATCTCCGTAGCAGTCTTTGCAACTGTTTCGGGGTTTGAAAGGTCACCGTATGCAAGACCGACCGCAAATTCAATCATACGCAAATATGTATTCAAGCCGTCCGTAATGTCGGACTGTCGGAACGCAGGTGAAAAGTCCTTGAACAGTTCTTCGTCGCCCAGATCCACATCAACGGGACGGTACAAGCGCCTGTTAAGTCTGTCGGCTTTGCCGTCCTTAAATACGGCAGAATCAACATGAATCGCACGCTCACCGCTTTCAAACTCCCAGTCAAGCCGTCCGAACTGTATATCGGCTTTCTGAATGATTTCAAGTCCGCTGTCAAAAATCGACATACCGCATGATGAGCCGTCAACCGTGTTTTTAATCGGCACTCTGAAATAACCGAACGCAGGTCTTTTCATATCGGGGTATGTGACCGCAGGCGGTAAGTCTGCCCACTCGTCAATGACAGCGAGAGGAATTTCAGTACCGAGAACCTCGGATGATGACGAACGGTAAGCCGTGTTAGTAACAGTCAAGCCCTTGTCCTTATCAAGGCTGTGAAATTCAAGCCTTGTGTAGTAGTTGTCACCGATTTTCTTAAATTCGGGGAAGATGACCTTTACAAGCCTGTGCTTTGTGTCAAACTCAATCGGCACAAAAGCATTTGCCGAGATATATTGCACCCTGTCACCGCCCAAAGGCTTGATGACCATTGCGCCTGTTGCAAGACCTGACTGTAACTCCGAATTAAGCTCCTCGGTTGCAGTTTCAAACAATTTTGACAGCGTTTCATTTGAGATGTTCACCGTCATTTCGTTAAGCGTAATGTTAGCAAACTCCCTCGTGATTGACTGCTCAAGCCTCAAACTGATGACATTTTCATCAAGCCACGGAGCTTTGCCGACATAGCAGTTTTGCCATATGCCGATAGCCTTTTGCATTTCTGCTGTAATCGCAAGCCGTAAATTAAGCGCCTGCCGAATATTTTCAAGCGGAAACATTCGCCTCCACACTCCTTTCAAAAAATCTATAAGTCCCATTATTCACCTCTGCGTTTCCATACTCTGTTCATTGCATATCTGACAGCGTCAATATGGTGGTTGTCCTTATCGGGATAACCGCTGATAACATTGCCGTCCTTGTCACGCTCGTATTCATAGTCGAGAAACTCCTGTGCAGTATGCGGACAGCGTGTGTTATCAATCACAATCTCACGTAAAGACTGCAACCACTTCATTGAGTAAACAACCGAACCGGGTCCTTTTTCTGCCGAACGAGCCATTAAACCGTCAGCCCTGTAATCGCCGACTGACTTCTGTTCTGCACTGTCGCAAGTGATTAAATCATTGCTTGTAACTCCGTGCTTAGTTCTGAGCAATTCGGCTGTTTCTTTGTTGCTTGTCTTGTTGCAATGTTCCTCGTCAAAAATAATGAGCTTGTGTTGACTTGGAATATAAGTCATACAATCATAGGCAAACGGATCAGGATACCAGCCCCAGTCAACTCCTCTGTAAAATCTGTCAAAGGTCTGAATTTCGTCATCTGTGACCTCACGAATAACAACATTATCAAATACATTGCCACCTGTGCCGTTAGCAATGCCCATATACTCGTTTTCATAAGCGGTAGGGTTTGTTTCTTTCAGGAACTCTGCGTCATCTATAAACGGCTTTCCGAGCCATTTTGACGGTACTGTAAGGTATGTACTCTCAATAACAAGCCTGTCTTGACGGGGAATTTTAACATACTTGTTCGCCCAGTTCTGTGCAGATTTCGGAGGGTTGAACGATTTGAATTTAAAAGCCGTGTCACCGCCACGAATCACCGACTGTTCAATCTTTCTGACAGCTTCCTCGCCCGTGAACTGGTCAAGTTCTTCAAACCACACAACGCCGATATAGCCGAATGGTACTTTGATTGATTTAATCTTGCCCGGATCATCTGCTCCACGAAAGTATATTTTCTGTCCTGTGCTTACCCTCGTGATTTCGAGAGGTGACACGGTGCAGTTAAACTCGCTTTCAAGACCGAGAGCAGAGATTGACCACAAAATCTGCTGATACACCGAACTGCGCAGAGTGTCGGCTACCTGACGAAAAATACAGGCGTGCATATCCTCGTTCTTCATAAGCAAATCAATAACATTCAGACTGACGAAAGACGATTTTGTTGAACCTCTTCCGCCGGGGAAAACATATTCCGAATGTTCTTTACCCTCAATATCAAAAAGCACCGACGAAAACGACGGTGCAACCATATTAGCTGGGATTCCTTTGTATTCCGAACCGTCACTCTTTGGCGGTTCAGCCTTTTTGCGTTCAATGTCGAGATAGGCATTGTCGAGCTTGATTTTATGATTTTCAAAAACATTGTCACGGATAATATTTCTTAATTCCTTAATAGAATTAACATCACCTGTTTTAGCCTTTTTGAGAAGTGCCGCATTTACAACGAGCAAATTATTGACCAAATCTTCGTCAATCTCATCAACATTAATTCCCATGTCAATAAGCATTTCCCAGTCGGCAGGAGTGTTGGCAGGCAACGAAAGTAACATATCCATAACCTGTTTCATACTCTTTTTACGGCGGCGTGACTTGCCCGAAGCCTTACCGCCCTTTGCTCCGTTTTTCACGGCTTCATCACGGCTTTGGTCAGATGTAAACGGTATTAAATTTTTCTCATTGGGCAATCACCTCACCTCTTTTATCTGATTTTCCCTCACAACACAAAACCGCCCTCAAACGAGAGCGGTCTGTGCGATTTTTTATCTTAGGAGAGTTTTACATATGTCCTGTTTGTCAAACTTTCATAATACCATTATACGCAGGGTAAGGGTGACATTCAATGACATTTCAAAATAATTTTACGAGAAATCGAACTTTTTTCGGAACGCCTGTAACGCTTCGCCGTGCAATCTCAGGGTATGCCTTACGCTCATTTCCATACTCTCGGCAATATCCTCCCACCTCTGACAATTTATGTAATACTCGGTCAAAATTGCAATGTAACGGTAATCGTCAAGTGCGTTGATTTTACTGCGGATTTCAGTTTTCAACCGCACAAGATTGTCAATTTCCCGATTGATTTCAGCCTGAAGGTCTGCAATCCTATCCACTATCCGCATAGGGTCATTCACTCCCGATGTCTTAACAGGCTCGTTCTGCTTAACCGATACCTGTGCAATACTCAGCCTAAGTTTTGACAGCTCGTGTTCTTTCGTTCTGATTAACTTGTCTGAAACTCTGACCAAATATAAATAATCTTTAACCGTCAATCCGTATCACGCTCCTCAATAGGCTGATTCCAGCATTTAACGCAACTTATTTCACCGCAGTTTTCAAGGTCTTGAAGCCCAAGTATCGACGGACACATATTCATAGGCACGCCATTTTCACCAAGCTTAGCATTCGGATAGTTTTTCAACAGTTCTGTTAAATATGTTTTCTGTGGGTGTTCATTACTCCATTTCTGTACAATACTGATTGCCCTTTTCGGGTACTTATTTTCAATATTTGTGCAATCGTTACCGTGTCTTAAAGGGCAGTCGATACACTCCAAAATGCTTGCACACAGCCTCTCTTTTTCGGCAAAATAATTTGCAGTAATATTACAATCAATCATTTTCTTCACCTCTCAACGATTTGGCAATTCTTTGTTGATTCTTGCAGATAAGATTATTTATGTTACAAAATAAATAATATGTCAACCCTCTTATCTCTTCTATATCATCTGTGACCATAATGCGATTGAGTTCACCGTCAATCATATCACGGGTGTTATTGATTTCCTGTCTGAGTTTCATTTCTATCACTCTCCTTTAATTTTTCGGTTATTCTTTTGGTTAAGCCGTTTTCGTTGGTTAGGCATTCCAAGGCTTGGAGGGCATTGATTACAGTTTGCTCGTTGGTTTGGGACTGATACATCTTACGGACGAAGTCGGCGCTTTTCGTAACATTATCCATAATTCTTTGTGAGAGCATACGGTATTCGTCTGCATCGTTTCTGTCACGCTTATACTCCGTTCTGAGCTTGTCCTGCCATTCAAGGCAGATGTTTATGTCCCAGCCTTTATGACGGTTGTTGTAGCCTACCTTTGCAAGCCTTGAAAAGTATTTATACTCGGGCGGAGGAAAGCTTGAATAATCAAGCTGACCGTCAATCGCCTTATCTTCAAGCTGTTCAAATACCTGTGGATTGCTGAAATCATATTTTTTCATAATATACCTCTTTCGGAGGGTAGTGGAAGGTTTGGGGCTATTTTAAAGAACCCTTTCTATATATATAATATTAGTTTATTTTTCTTATACGAAAGGTTAGAAAAACCGTCAAACCCTCCACCACCCTCCACCTCAACATTCTTTAAAAAGTGAAATGCCGTTGAAAAAGTTATAGTTTTTGCCTCTTACCTTTTCAAATCGTTTGGCAAGCTCGGTGCTGAACTTGGTATTTGACATACGATACTCGTTGTTGCTCTCTGCCCAGCTTGTATAGGCGGCATAGAGCGTACTTGCCTGCACCGAACCCTCTAACACACATTTGTCCTCGATAAATGCGGAAATAACATCCATTTCACGCTTGTACTCTCTCACGCTCTGAAGAACGGCAGACGGCATTTTTAAGCCCTCTTTCTGCCACAGAATACAGCCGTCAATGCACCATTTGAAAATTGCGGTCATTTCTGCCTTGAGCTTATGCGTAAGGTTCTTGTCAATCTTATCCTCGGGTATCTGAACATTGAACGGAATCATATGTATTCTTCGCCAAATGCCTGTATCCGTGCCTCTGATGATCGGTTTATGGTTTGTCGCCATCCACAGCTTGAACTCGGGCTTAAACTCAAACTCTTCACTGTACAGCTTTCTTGCCGTTACGGTATCGTCACCGGTAAGCTGTTTGAGAAGTCCCTCATTGAGCCTTACGCCCTCGTTCGGCTCAACAGAGGTAACGAGCCTTGCTCCCTTTAACCGTGCAATGTCGCTGTTTATGGCACTGCTCTGAGAGTTTCTTACCATGATTGTTTCAGGCTGAATGTTTGCGGCATAGTCGCCGAATACATCACGGATAACATCAATAAATGTACTCTTGCCGTTTCGTCCCGTACCGTAAAGGAAGAATGCGCATTGCTCGGCTGTTGAGCCTGTCAGACTGTAACCGACCGCCTTTTGAATGTAGCGAATAAGCTCCTTATCGCCTGCAAAAATATCGTCAAGGAATGCAAGCCAACGGGGACACTCTGCCGTTTGAGAACAGTCAACCGAAGTAATCTTTGTGAAATAATATTCGGGATTATGCGCCCTCACTTCGCCGTTTTTAAGGTTGATTATTCCGCTTGGGGTGTTTAATGCCATACGGTATTTATCCATTTGTGCCGGAAGTACGGGGATATGGTGTTCAACCTCGTTGAGCATTGCTTTTTTTGACTTATTGGAGCGGCTTGCTTTCATATGCTTTTCAAATGCTTTCGACATATCTCCGCCGCTTTCCTCATCAGCCTGCAAGTATAGCTTTGCCTCGGCTTTCATAGCCTCAACGCTCTTGTCTGCCATTCTTAACACAACGCCGATATTGTCAACACACCACTTCATAGAATTGTAGTAGTACCATTTTTTCTCTGTATAACAATACCTTACGCTATCACCGAATAAATCAACAAACCTGTCAGCATTACCCATATCGTCAAAGGTGTAGGCACGCATTTTTTCTTCGTCAACCGCTTGAACAGCCTTGCCGTCACCGATTGAAATTGAATAATCGTTATGCTGTTTTGGGTTATAGGTCTGCGTACAGCCCGACACAGCCTTTTGCAGGGTTATAATGCCGTAGGTTGTGCCGGACTGCTTTCTGTCCCACTTGTCACGCATTAAGCCTGATTGTCTGAAAATCGAATCCATCTTGTCGGTATCGCAACCGCACCAGAACGCAAGCATATTGCAGAACGCCATATCAGCCTCGCTCTGTGACGCATAAGCCGAAAAATCACCGCTGTATAAGGCTCTGAAAAGATTGCCGTTTTTGGCATTGCAGGCAGCCCTTACGATATCGTCAACCGTATTGAGATTAGCCTCAATGTTACGGAGCTTTGGCTGTGGCTCTGTTGCCTTGCCGAGATATTTTGAATGTAATGGCTTTATGCTTTCGGTGCAATCGTTTATGTAGGCATATTCCGAGCAGTAATCGCCTGTCACAACGAAAAATCTGCCGTTTTCGTACATTTCAAAGCCGCCCGAATCATTCTTAGCCTTTCTTCTGCCCTCGGGAAGAGTTCCCTTACAGATTATGTGAACACCTGTTTTACTCTGCGAAAATTCGGTGTAGCTCTGCAAAGTGTTCACAAACTCGCTGATTATGTTGTCAGTTCCGCCGTTTTTGTAGTCCTCAATATCGTTTGGCATATCGTCAAGGTCAACACCGAAGAACGGTGAATTTGAGAACATAAAGCCTATGCCTGAATATTTGGCGGATTCTCTGACTGCTGTTTCAAAATCTGACCAAGTGTCCGAGTTATTCGGCATTGCAAAGCCACCCGTTCTTGGATTTATCGGTTTCTTTGAAATTCCGCTGTGCGATTTCGGATCGGGATATGACTGCCAGCACACCCAGTTTTTATAACCTTTCAATTCCTCGGGAACTGCAAAATATTTATTTTTATTTGGGTTTAAATTTGTAAAGCCCATTTTTTCACCTCCATATATAAGGAAAAACACGGTGAAAATTGCATTGTTTTATGCAATTCCCGAAGAAAATTTTTTAAAATCAGAACGGTAAATCATCATCGAGCGGCATATCTTCAAAGCCCTGATTTGCTGTCTGTGCAGGTGCATAACTCTGCTGTGGCTGTGCATAGGCTGTTGCCGTGCCGTTCTGCGACTGTTTGAAGGTATGCTTTACTGTCGGATACTTTGTAGGATTGAGCCAGCTTACTCGCTCTTGCATTTTACCGTTGTATTCTTCGTGCTTAACGGTTACACGAACAGGCTTTTTCACAAGCTCACCGAGGAACTGTTCAAGGCTGTCATAGTCCTTGCCGTCGGGAAGTCCTGCCGCCTTGCCGAGAGCCATAACCTGATTAAAGCCGTATCCGTTTACCTGCATATCGTTCTCGGTCGGTTCTATGCGTTTCCACAAGGTATGGAAGATATATCCGTTTTTATACCCCTGCTCAACATCGTTTCGGATAACGAACGAAATGTTCAGGCAGGTTTTTTCCTCGCCTTTTGAATTAGTGTAGTCACGCTCCTCTGCCTTTGCTATAAGACACTCATAATCGCCCTCGGGCTTGAGTGAATTAGGCTGTGCCGCCTCGCTCCAATTTGCTTTAAATCCCATAATTATTACTCCTTTATCACTAAATTTACAGCGTCCTCGGCACTTCTGCACACTCCTGCAACAGCACCGTTGAGTTTCATCATCTGTATGAATTTCTGCTGTTTTTCGGTTGGTTTACCTTTGGGAGTTTTAACCTCGATAAAAACCGCCCTGCCGTCTGATTTTCTGACACCGAATAAATCCGAAAATCCGGGCGGAACTCCCGTGTTGAAATATCTTCCGTCCTTTGTAAAGCCTGCTCCCACATTGATACGGAAAATATCGCAGTACGGTGCGATTGCAACACGGATTTTGTTCTGAATTGCGTGCTCTTCTGTCAAGCTATCATTCCTCTCTTTCGTGCCTGAAAATATGCCCAGCCTGTTTTGTAGCCGTGGCTTTTTGCATATGCAAGCAAGTCCGCATAGCTGTGGCAATCGTCGGGTGTGCTGAAATCAAGCTTGAATCCCTCAACCTTAATAAGCTTTGCGGTGGTATCGGTTTCAACGGTCCTTTCGGCTGTCGGGAATACATAACCGCAATGCGGACACACGGCTTTCTGCCCTGCCGGCGGTGCTGAAAATGTAAAGAAACATTCGGGACATTGTCTGACCTTTTCCTTCTGCTCCTTTTCAACCTTTTTGACACTCTGCTTTTTGCGTTTTTCAAGCGTCCATTCTCTGTCATCGTCAGGCATTCCGTGCCTTGCGTAGTTGCCGGCATGGTCAATGATTATCGCCCTTTTGTTTGGCTTATAGCGCATACATCGCATTGACTGCTGAATGTAAAGCGTAAGGCTGTGAGTAGGTCGGAGCAGAATTGTGCATTCGCAGTCAGGAACATCAAAGCCCTCTGAAATCAAATCCACATTGCAGAGGATTGTAATTTTACCATTTCTGAAATCGGCTATAATCTGTTCTCTCTGTGCCTTTGGAGTTGCTCCGTCAATATGCTCGGCTGAAATTCCTGCGTCACAGAATGCCTTCGCCGTTGCAAGACTGTGCTTTACCGAGGAACAGTAACAGACGGCTTTTTTACCGTCTGCAAGCTGTTTGTAGTATTTGATAACATCACCGAACACGGTGTTTTTTATCATTGCCTTTTCAATATCCGCTGTTACATATTCGCCCATTTTAGTATGTAAACCCGTAAGGTCGGCAACGCTCGGCGCATAGTAATCATACGGGGCAAGGCAGTTATGCTCAATGAGCCATTTTGTACTCACCCCGATTATGAGCTTGTCGTTGACATCGCCCAATCCGTCACCGTTTAAGCGGACAGGTGTTGCGGTGACGCCAACCCTCGGAACATCTGCGAAATGCTCATATATCCGCTTGTAGCTTTGTGCAAGGCTGTGATGATTTTCGTCCGTGATGATAAGTGCAGGCTTAGGCAGTTTCTTCAATCTTCGTGTAAAGGTCTGCACCATACCGATTTGGCACAAATCCATAAGCACACCCCAGCGGACAAAGGTTCTGAATATTTGGTCAACAAGCTCTCTCCTGTGAACAAGGAACAGCACCCGTTTCCCGTTCCAAGTTGTTCGTCTTGCAATTTCTGCGACAATGCAGGACTTTCCGCCGCCGCAACCGAGAACTATACAGGGAGCTTTGTAACCCTCTCGCCAAGCCTGTCTTACCTGTTCAACAAGGTCATTCTGATACGGTCGAAGTTGCATTGTCTGCACCCTCTCTCTGCTTTTCCTGTTTCTTCTGCTTTATCAGCTTTGCGACACACTGCATACAGAGCTTTCTGCCGTAGTTTTTGGTCGTGCCGTCAATGATTTGCTTAACGGTGCGTTTACCGTCCGAAAGTATCGGTGCTTTGCACTCATCACAATACTGTTCGGGTTGCATTGAATAGTATGTTCTCAATGCCTCATCAACAATTTTAAGGTCGTTTGATATGTACATTGAATCAAACAAGCCTATCGGACTTTTGCAGGTATCATTACCGTCCGTTTGTGTTGCAAAAAGATACTTGCCGTCAACGACAACAGTTTTTAAAACCGTGGTAAACATTCCCTCGACCGAGATTTTTTCGTCAAGCAATTTGCCGATTGTTTTGGCTTTCTGTCTGCCGTTTTCGTCGGTTTCAATATGGCTGAGAAAATAAACAATCGTGTCATTCGGGAGAGTTTCAACCTCTTTCACAAGCTCCCAAAAATTTTTACCGATATCGGTAAACTTCTGAAAGCCTGTTTCCTTGGCTCTTCTCATATACTCATTAGCCATGAGATACTGTGCGTCATCAACTGCAATCGACTTACATTTCTGCTTTTTGATAAAGTCCTCAATATCTATGTAGTTGTCGGAATTGATTGAAGAAGTAAATTTTGTTCTGAACGGGAGTGATTTTCCGTTTACATTCACAAGAGCAAGTTCATTTGCTTTGAAATTTCTTAAAGAGGCAGATTTTCCGCTGCCTGAATATCCTAAAACCAATATAGGTAATCCCATAAATAACACCTCACTTAATACTTAATGACTGCTTGGCTTCCATATGTACGAAGGGGATTTCTTCGCCCTTTTTGCAGAGAGCCTTGACATCATTCTTTTTCACTTCGGGCATACTGTACTTTAAGAGGTGGTCAAGGTTTTGTTCCTCCGCCCACTCAACAAATGAAATTTCATCATCAATAACAAGGCTCGGAGCGTTCTTTTTAAGCGACATAACCGCTCTCGGCATATCAATCTTCTGTCTGCCGAGTGCCTGCATTGACTTAAACAGATAGGTTTTAAGACTCTCCGCCTGTTTTTCTTTTTGTGACTGTCTTTTTGCAATTGCCGCCTTTTCGGCTTTAAGCATTTTAGCCTCGGCAAGAAGCTGTTTGTAGTAGATTGCAATGCTCTCGGCTTTTTCGTCAAATTCGCCCTCAATACCCGTGAGAGTATCGAACCACGCTGTCAACATCTTGTTGCGGTATGCATCCACATTGGCAATAATGTTGCCGTCATCATCAATCGGCATTCCGTCTGCATTCGTATCGGGTTCCCATTCGTTGATAGCGTCAAACTGATTAAATAAATCCGAGTACATCTCGGTAAGCTCATAAAGTTTCATTGTTGTTCCCCCTTAAAGATTTATGTTTTGTGTGGCAAGTGCCTCTATTAAATGTTCAACCTTGCCTTTGAAAAATTCCTTGTCCTGTGACTGCTTGGCGAAATCGAGCATACGGACAAAGCTGTCATATGCAATTGAAAAGTATGCCTTAAAGACATCCTTGTCATCTGATGAACCGTCGGCAGTCTGAACATTTTGCAGTCTTTCTTCGTACTCCTCTTTCTGTTTGCGAAGAGCCTCCTGCTTTTCATCCTCAAGCTGTTTTCTGACGATTTTTTCGTTATTGCGATACTCTTCTTCGAGTTCGTCATAATGCTTAATGTTCTCCCTTTCCAAAGCCTTAATCGTTTCATTGAGTCTGCGTTCATTGTCGCTCGGCTCTGCAACGGCAACCTCAATAGGACGGCTTTCAAGCTCCTGAACTTTATTCGTCAGCTTGAAATTTTTGTTCTTTTCCTCTGCAAGCTGATTTTCAATATTGCGATAGCTTTCTTTTGAAGTGTCCGCCTGCTGTTTGTAATAGTCGGCGTCTTTCTTAGCGTTATTGAGCTGTCTGCAATAGTCAATGCTCTTGTCGGTTGCCTCCTGCTTTTCGTCCTTCAGCCTGTCAATCTCTGCCTTTAACTGCTTGACCGTTGTGTTTTCAAGGTCAAGCTTTTCAGCGATTTCAGCCTGTTCGGGTTCGCTTATGGTAGATAAAAGATACAGTTTACTTACTCCCAAATGTTTACTCGAGTAAACATTTTCAGAGGTATTTTCTATAATAGAAATATACTTATGTGCCTGTGTTCTGTTAAAACCTACCTCTGTTTCGCAATAGTCCTCAAAGTTCTGATATCCAAGCTCCTTGTACAGCTTGTTGTCACGCATTGTTTTAAGTCCGTTGCACATATCCCATATGTTCTGCTGTGCAAGGTTAGCGCTGACAATTATCTTTTGATGCAGTTCAATTGCCTGCTTATGCTGTTCGCTTACTGTTATTTCTGACATTTTTTATATCCTCCAAAAATTCAGCGTATTGCTTTTCAAATTTCTTGATTTCATCCGGCTTTTTAAATCCGCTGTCACGCTCATTTTTGTAACCGTGGCACTGCATTATTTTCAATGTTTCGGGATTTACTTCAATCGTAAAAAACGGGATTTTCGGTTTATCTTTATGACGAATGAAAAGTATTATCGTGTCACCTCTTGCGTGCCGTCTTACATATCCGCCGACGCAATGCTGTAATATTCTGCCCTCTGCTATTATTTCTTCACCGCTTTTTGGGGCAAGCATTATAAGGCTGTCTGTGCTCATCAGCAAAGGAGAAAGTGTCTTTGCTATTTTTGCAATCTGCTCCGTTTCTTCTTTGTTTGCATAGAAAGCAACCTTTTCAAGCGTTCTGTCGTGAGCCTCTTCAAGATGAGCCGGCATTATTTCTTCGATACCCTCGGGAAGTTTTTTGCAATTATCAAGATAATCCTTCCACAGCATTACTCTCCGATTGTTTTTGCCATACTTCAGAATCTGTCTGTATGTAAGGTTATTTTTGTGAAGTTCATCTACAGCATAAGTACTGAGCTTTGACAGCTTGCTTATGAACTCGCTTGCCATATGAATGGTCGGTTCTTCCTTTATCACACTGCGGTAAAGTTCAATTGCACTTGAATCATAATCTGCGAAAAAGTGCATATCCTCCTTACGACATCCGAGCATTTTAAGCAGATTGGTTTCTTTCCAATGAATTTTATTGAGTGAAAGTTTGCCGTCAATCAAAAGCTCTGCAATATGCTCAAAACCGCCTTTAATCAGGTATTCTGCATTATTGTGCCTTACATATATGTTCAGCCATTTGAGAATCCCTTGAACCGTATATCTGTTTGAAAGCTCATCCGCACACGAATATCTAAGATCCGTATCGGTTATTACATCGAGATTTAAAAGTACGGTTGAGCCCCAGCCTGAATACAAGGTTTTTTCTGACGGACCCCAATACCACGCAAAACCTTGTGATGTAGAGGGGATAACTCCGTCTGTCTTCAGCGGATGAAATAATTTATCGTACCAGCCATATGCAAATCTTTGCATTGCGTGCTGTTCATATACATAAAGATATTCATCCGAAAAAGTATATCGGGGCATCATTTCGACAGGATTTTCATTGTACAAATCATCGGAAAATAACTGATATGCCGTTACAAATCTGATGTACAGCCTGCCGTCAACAGCAAAGCAAAAACCAAACTTGCGACTTCTTTCAAGTTTCTTTCTGCCGTAATGCAAAGCCTTTGCTTTGACGGTCTCCCCACAATGGCTGCATATATAAATTTGGTCATGTGCAAGTCTGAACGGCTCATTAAGATGCCAGCAACGACAGCTTGTACAAAAGTAATCACACATACCCTTGCCTTTATTTTCATAAAAGGCATATTGTGGGAAATACGGCACTACTTGCTCTTCGTTTTCACTTGTAATATCAGGAATATTCTCAAGCAGATATTCGGGATTTTTAATCATACCGACACCTACCAATCTATAAGATTGCCGAGGTCAAGAGTAACAGGATCTGTTTTCTGCTCTGAGACATTAGGTTCTTCAAGCTCGTATTCAGACATATGTATCTGCATTGTGAAAGTAACCTTTGCTCCGGGGAAAATCTTACCGACAATCTGCTGATACACATCAAGGTCGGAAACTGCCGCGGGGAGCTTCTTTCCCACTTCGTCAATCAGGATTTCAAGGTTTTCTGCAGCCGTAACGGCTCTTGCAAATTCCTCGTTCTGCTCTGAAAATTCGCAGAGCATTTTCTTTACCGGCTCAAGAATTGCTTTAGATTTATGGTCTTTAAGATTTTTTTTGTTGCACAACTTGATTTTTTCTGTTGCAGAGGATATAATTGAATTAGGTTTATTGTTCTTTGTGCTTGTGGCATTCACAGTGTCACAGGCACTTTTTTTATTGCTCAT